TGTACCAGTTAAGTAAAATGAAACCTGCCCATAACGATATGAGCAGGTTACTAAACCATGAGTTTAGTTGGTTTTTGTCTAGGGCTACCATCGAGCCTGTGTGCATTTATATACCGCAGAGGACAATCACGGTCAATAATAGTTTAAAGATGTATCAGTTAAGTAAAAGATGCTTGCCTAGAAAGGCAATTCATCTTCAGTACTAATAGTTTCCATACAATCTTTGAGATCTAGTACATCAAAGTTTGCAGTTGGAGGATTCTCGTAGCATTCCCAGCATGCTGGCTCGTGTTGATTCTCATCAGGATAGTAGAGCAAGCGTGTGTCTCCGCAGTTACAAGTATTTTCCATAGCAAAATAATTTACAATATATCTACTAGTACAAAGCTGTATCACCTGGCTTGACCAGGGGGTACCACCTGCGCAGCCATGGGTGGGGGCTGTTTTACTAAGGAGTCACTACATCCTCTAACTCACAACATTTTTTTTACCCAAAAAAAATTTGTAACTTTACCTCACATAAGTAGTCTTAGTTTAAATATCACAGAGAGTCCCGGGTAGTATTACTTGGGACTTTTTGGTTATATTTGTTTTAGATAAATGGTTATAGTAGTGTTAGGTGATCAAGAGCCTTGGATTTGTCCAGGGCTTTTTGGTATCTTTACGGTATGGCTTATTTAAATTCTAATGTACCCACGATAACTTGTTTTATAAGGAATCAGTTTTTATTTAATCATGAAAAAGGTGTTGGGGAATTTACTCTAGCAGACGTACACTCAGTTGCTAGTATACAAAAAAGGGTTCCTCTGTTTGAAGCTTTTCTAGAGAATGGTGTTAACTGGACTAGAAGACCTATACATGCTTTTTGTTGGAAACAAGATGCTGAGCTTTTACCTCTTACAGAACATGTATATTGGGATTGCTTTTCTTCTTATATAGATGTTAATGTTAGAGAGAGGTTATCAGGGCTACGGGCTGATCTTATTTCTATTACTGGTGTGAAGCGTCCGGGTAGTTATATGTTTACTCTTGATTGGTCACATGAGAATCGTAATATGTTAGATACTAATTTCTCTGAGACTCCAGAGCATAAGTGTGGTCATGTGTTTAAGATGGATAATGGTAACTATTTCATCTATCCTAATAATAGAATCATATGGTCTGATAATGCTTGGACATATAATCGGATAGATAAGAATCCTGGATATAAGATTGATATGAATGTGTACTCAGTGGAAAATGCTGGAGGATATCAGACAGATTATAACTACATGACTGAGTTTACTAAAGAATAATTTGTATATTATAGTATGAAAAAAATAGATATGGGTAAGTTTATTTTGTTAATAGGTAAAGATGCTACAGAAATCTTTGACTATTATGGAGTAGACAAAATGCATGGTCTTAATCGTAAAGACGCTCAGGCAGAAGAAATAGACAAGAGTGTTGGTAATGGTATTTACATATATGGATTTACTAACTATGATCCTAGAGACAAAAAGTTAAAAGCTAAAGCTCCGTATAAACCTTTTATCTTTTTAAATAAAAAGCATTTTAAAGGTAATGCTGAAGATATTACTATGGTAATGCATGAAACTGTACATATGGGAATATTACTGAATGGATATAATATTGATTCTGAAGAAGACTTTACTTCACAAGCAGAAGAGTGGGCTAACAAAATTGTAAAGACACTTAAGTTAGATAAGTTTACAAATTGATGAATAGATTTTGTATATTATAAGAAAGAGATATGGCAAAGGTAAAAGAAGTTAGCGCTCGCGGATACACAAGTAGTAAGGTATCACGTCCGGGTGTACACAGCAAGACAAAGACAAGTAAGTTAAAGTCTAGCAAGAATTACAAGAAGTTAAATAGAGGGCAGGGAAGATGAGAGTAGTTGTTATGGTAGTAGTATTACTTACGGTATCTGCATGTAAGACCACCGGGCACAAGTGTGATGCATATGAGTCTCGGCCTGTAACAAAGAAAAAATAATTTTTTTTAGTACATATTAAAAATATATTTATATTTGTGTCATCTCAAACTTCTCCAATAGTTTTTGATTTTAAACATTGATTTTGACGATTTAGGTAATAAGCTCCCGGGAAACTTGGAGCTTATTGTTTTTATATTATCTTTGTCTCAAAACCAACACGTAATGGAAGAATCAATTGTAGTACTGCAGGTAACACTGCATGACAATGACGGAATTGAGATCCGCATTGGAGGAGGAGATAAGATAAACCCTCTTATGCTAGTAGGAATACTAGAGCAAGTTAAATCAGGTATCATAAATGATCTAGCGCTATCAAGAGTAGATTCAGGTATGGATACTAATCAATCTTATGAAGCATGAAATCATTACACAACACAACGGCCAATGGTGCCACTAAGAATGTAAAGGATATTCAGTTCTGGGGAAATGGTGATGCCTTTCAGTTAATTTGTAAAGCTTCATCTGAAGCAGAAGGTTGGATGAAATCAACTAAAGCTATGAAAGTTGGAACTGGTGTAGTAGTTCAAGTAACTACTCAACAAAGGAATCCGGACGGATCCTATGCAGTAGCAGAAGCACTCACCTTTGTACCTCATTGCGGTATTGTAACGCTTAAAGATGAAAACGGAGTAATAATAGAAAGACAAATAGTATGAGTCATATTAAAGGTATGCGCTATGTGCCACTAGAAGAGAAGCAGGCGGCACAGCCAAAGTTTGGAGATCTATTAGTAGGTAGATCATTCAATCCATCAGATGATACTAGAGTAGATAGAGTAAAGGAGATCTGTTCAGAGTTAGCAGAGATTTTAAAAGACTCTTATCAGACTAGTGATAAGAATCCGGTAACAAGTATATTGTTTGACCAAGCAGTGGGAGCAATAGTTACCGCACAGATGATGATAGTAAAAGTAGTAACATTTAAAATTCCAGAAGATGCAATTGATGGGGAGAAGAGTACTGATTAACGTACCGCAAAAGAAAGAGTCTGTAATTGAACTTACAGCAAAAGACGAAGAGCAAATTATGCAAGAAGCAATGAAGCTCTGGACAAAGTTAGAAGTATATGCTATTGGAGATACAGTAGAGAAAGTAGTACCAGGTGATAAGGTATACGTAACTACTACATCTTTACAGAATGCTGAGAAGGTAGAGCTTGAAGATGGCATGAAGCTTATGTTGAGTGAAGGTGACATTGCAATCAAATGGTAACCTTCTATAGAAAGAAACCGGTGGTCATCCAAGCAGCGCAATGGAAGGGTGACAATGAAGCAGAGATACTTGAGTTCTGCTCTAAATGTTTTATAGTTACCGGAGATAGTCTTAAGATACATACTCTAGAAGGAGTAATGTCAGCTTCAGTAGGAGACTATATTATTAAAGGAGTTGAAGGTGAGTTCTATGCATGCAAACCAGACATCTTCAAAAAAACATATGAACCAGTAGCCGTAAATGTAGAATAGCTTATATTTGAAACGGTTATAATTTTCACTATGCGAGTATAGGTAAGGAAATCCCTGGGAAAATCTCTCAGGGATTTTGTTTTTTGGAAACTTTTTTGTATATTATAGTATACGATAAAATTAATAATCATGGATATTTTAAATTGGATTTACATTAAGACACAAGGTCTTATCAAAACAACACCTAGTAATGCAGACACGGACCTAGTAGCTATTGGTGGACAAGTACCATTCACAACTCGTGATGATGGATACTTAACTTATGGTATGACAATCAAAGATTTGTCAGTAGCAGGAGATGTAGCAAACACTGGATATTATACTGTAGACCTAGCTACTACAAGTACTGTTGCTGTTACTACTCAGAAAGGAGTAATTGAAGTTACAATGAATGAAACAGATACAGATCCTTTACCGGCTTTTGCTTCTGCAGTACCGTTGATCATTACTAATGCAGATATGGATTTTACAGATCCTGATAAAATATATTCACAGTTCTCTGTATATTACAATCCTGTAATTGATGATACATTTATTCCATATGTACTTGCTACAGGTGCTATATCAGGCGCAAACTATGCAATCTTTAATGCTAATCCTGCAGTAGCTGGAGCTAACCAGTTTGAAGGTAAGCTTTATTTATATTATGAACTTTATAACTTCTAAGTCATGACTACTAAAAAGACAACAGAAAAGAAACCTGCAGCTGCTAAAAAACCTGCAGTTAAAAAAGAAGAAAAACCAAAGACATGGTTTGAATCCATGCAAGAAAAAATAAAATAAGTTTAAACATTTAAAATTTAAAAGTCATGGCAGATTTTTATCCAATTGTAAGAAAACAAAATGTTACTGACTTGCTTTACACAGCAAGCTTGATTAACAACACAGATCTACAAGAATCCATTGCACTAAGTAATTTAGTTCTTGGAATTGCAGAAGAACGATATACTACTTTAGTAGATATTCAAAGTGCAGTTACTGCTGGAGATATTACTCTTGATACATACATATATGTAGATAGTAATGCATTTGCACCTAGAGAAAGATTTGTAGATACAGCAGGACGTATACTAGAACAATATTAATAACACTTTAAAAAAATAGAAATTATGGCACCTCCACTTAAAAACACTAACACGCAAAACATTACAGCTTTAACTTATAAAGCTACAGGTATTAACAACTCAGCAAAGACAATTTCTGCAGCAATGACTGCTTTGTATTTTGGGATTGACCAATGGGGTACTTACGCATCTACAGTAAATATTCAAACGGCTATTACTAATGGAGACATTACTCTTGATACATATATAGCATTTAATGGTGGTCCTGGTATAGGAAAGTTAGTTGATACAGCAGGGAATATTCTTGAGCTGTACGCATAATAATAAAACATAGAAATTATGGCAGAACAAAAAGCACTTTTAACTACAAGAAATCTAACTCTTGTAAGTTATAGACTTGATGAGACTACAAGTTCAGAAGATACTCAAGCGGCTATCCTTACAGATTTGTATACAAGATTTAGAAACACACGTAGCTTTGAGAATTATGCACAAATAAATGAAGCTCTTAAAAAAGATCTTGCTGAAGGAACATTTGTTTTATTGTCTAATAAAGAAGCAGGAATAACAAGTATAGTAGTTGCTAAGTATAGAGCAGTATAAAATTATAAGTCATGTTTAATAACTTACCAAACTTCTTAAACCTTATTGTAAACCGTAAGATAAAGACTGCGGCTACAATTGAGGATACAGATCTTATCCCGTTAGGGACAAGAGATCCAAACTTCTTAGGAGGTTATCAGCCTACAGCAATTACATATCAGGAACTAGCTTCAGCTATTGGTGGTGGTACTGCAGTACAATCTGTAACCGGACTTGATACAGATAATACAGATCCACTAAATCCAGTAGTTCAAATATCTGTTGATGGTACAACTGTTACAGGTGACGGTACTCCAGGTAACCCATTAGTTAGTTCTGGTTTACCTTCATGGGTAGAAACAGATGCAACAGACAAAACTATTTGGTGCAACGGTAATGGTAACATATTTCAAAACTGTGGATTTGGTGAATCAACCTTACAATCAGCTACAGCATCAGGTAATACAGCTTTTGGTACATCGGCATTATCAAGTACAACAAGTGGTGGAAATAACTCTGCTTTTGGTACTGCTGCGTTGGCTAATAGCACAGGTGGATTAGGATTTGAAAACTCAGCGTTTGGTAGAAGTGCTTTACAAAACGCTACAAGCGGTTACTCAAATTCAGCATTTGGTAACAGTGCTTTAGAGCAACTAACAACAGGAACATCAAATGTTGCAATAGGTAGTAGTGCATTATATTTAACCAGTACAGGTACAGGTAATACTGCTATTGGTACTCAAGCAATGAGACAAAATACTACAGGTGGTGGTAATATTGCAATTGGTAAAAATAGTTTATACTTAAACACTACTGGAAACAATATAGTTGCTATAGGTTCTACTGCTTTAGAAAGCTTAACTGCAGGAGATGATCATATTGCAATTGGTTCAAGCGCACTGAGAAATTTATCCGCAGCAGTTGTAAATTTAGCAATTGGTAACTATGCAGGATATAATACAACTACAGGTGGAGCTAATGTATTTATAGGGTATAATGCCGGTTATCAAAATACTATTGGTACAGACAATGTTGCTTTAGGAATAAATACAGGTTATTATATAACTACAGGTTCTTATAATACATTTTTAGGTAACAATGCTGGATATTTTAATCAAACAGGTGAGTACAATACAGGTGTAGGAAAAGATGCTTTAGCACTTAACGGAGCTTCAAATAATACAGCAGTAGGTTATGCTACTTTAGCTGGAACTACAACCGGAAATGATAATGTTGCATTAGGTTATAGAACACTCAGATTTAATACTACAGGAGCTTATAATGTAGGATTAGGCGATCAAGCTTTATTGAGTAATACAATTGGTCAATCAAATACTGCAATTGGAAATAATGCAATGCTAAACAATACAACAGGTGGCTGGAATATTGCTATAGGACCAAGCTCGTTAACTGCAAATACAACAGGAAGTTATAATATCGCAATAGGTCTTTCAGCTCTAGAATCTACAACCGCAAACTCTAATATTGGTATTGGCATAGATGCATTAAAAGCAAATACCACAGGTACTGAGAATGTAGCTATTGGTGTTGCCGCATTAACCTCAGCAGTTACCGCTAATGGAAATACAGCAATTGGGGCAGCAGCATTACTTACTGCATCTGGTAGTAATAATACTGCCGTAGGAGCAAATACTGTTTCTGGAGCATTTAACGGATCTGTTATACTAGGAAATGGTGCAACTGCTACCGCAAATAATCAATTTGTTGTAGGATCAGCAGGTATAAATGCAGGTACAGTAACAAATGCTGCCGCTGCACAATCACATTACTGGACAGTTAAGATTAATGGTACTGATTACAAAATTTTATTGTCAACTTAATTATTAATATATTTACATCATGGAACTTATTTATACACCAGAAGAAGTAGCTAAATCAGTATCAGCGGCATACGATAGCGTAGGCCTCATTACTGAACTAAAGGCTAAAGGTACACTTACAGAAGAGGAGACTGCAGCACTTGCACGTAATGAGGAGCACATTCGCATTATGATGGGTAAAGAGTGGTTTGTTGCAGGTCTTACAGATCTACAAGTAACTGAATTACAAGCAATATGAGTCTAGAACAAGCAAGACAAATCCTTGAAGCAGCAATAAATCAAGGTATGTTAAAAGGAGTATACTCACTGCAAGATACAGCACAGATTCTCCAAGCATTACAAACTCTCTACTCTCTAGAGGAACCAAAACAAGAAGCCGCAGAATAAGCGGCTTTTTTGTTTATTACTTGGATAACTGAAAAAAATTCAGTATATTATACTGTATAATATATTTTTATCATGTCAATAGGAAATTTAAAAGACTCAGGAAACCAAGGTAATAACTTCCCATGGCAGTTGAAAATGCTGCTTGGTCAACAATGTGCATGTGATGAGCTATCAGCAATTAACGCTAACACTGATCAGGTAGAATTCCTTCTATCTGCTATACTTACTGCATTGCAAGACGGTACAGAGTATGAAGCTAAGTTTGTAATAGATACATGTGATTCAGATAAAATTTATCTTGAAGTAAGAATATGGGATCCAACTCCAGCACCTGGATCATGGGGACCTATTACTTATTATCTTCCAGGTAGTTCAACACCAGTTACACCAGTAGGAGAAGGAACTCCAGGATGTCTACAGTATACAGATCCTACAGGAGTATTAGGACAAATTCTTGCAGAATTGCAATTACAAACTCCTCTCCTTACAACTATCGATTCAAATGTTGCTCAGTTAGTAACTAATACTACATCTGCAAATAGAACTCCAAACTTAATAAGACCTTCAGGAATATTTGGTAATACACCAGTAGGTACATATTCAGTATCTTTTGCAAGTGTAGGAACTGCTAACGCAACGGTAGGTGGTATGATACTTAAGCCAGGAGAAACAGTAAATTTTGATGGTGGAGCTATGAATAATACACTAGGTGTTATTGCATATGATACTACTCTAGCAGGAGCAGAGTTAATCATTACATATTTGATATAATGAGTACTATAATATCTACTCCTAGTAATTCTAATCAATCAATATTGGTTAATGATCCAATGTTGGGAGATGCATTTGGTAGGTTGCGTGTATCAAACCCTTTAACGCTATTTGATTCATCCCATAGATACAAAGATAATGGTCTATGGGCTACTTCAACAGCAAGTGGAGGAGCAGCAGTATTTAGTGCAAATGAAGGGTTAGTAAATCTAAATGTAGATACTACAAGTGGATCACAAGTTCTAAGAGAGACATTTAAAGTAATGTCATATCAACCAGGTAAATCATTGCTAGTACTAAATACATTTGTAATGGCTCCTGCTCAAACTAATCTAAGACAGAGAGTAGGATACTTTGGTACACAGAATGGAATATACATTCAGTTAAACAATAGTACTTTAAGCTTTGTAGAAAGAAGTTTAGTTACAGGTGTAGTTACAGAATCAGTAGTTAATCAAGCTTCTTGGAATGCTGATACCTTAGATGGTAATGGTCCATCAGGAATAACTTTAGATATAACTAAGGCTCAGATATTATTCATGGATATTGAGTGGTTAGGAGAAGGTACTGTAAGATTAGGGTTTGTTATTGATGGTAACTTCATTGTATGCCATAGATTTAATCATGCTAACTTAATTGCCTCTACTTATATTACTACAGCTTCATTACCATTAAGATATGAGATAACTAATACAGGAGTAACAGCTAGTGCTAGTACATTAAAACAAGTTTGTTCTAGTGCAATATCTGAAGGTGGTTATGAACTTAGAGGAGCTCAACAAGCAGTTGGAACATCTATTACTGCTCCAAGAACATTTGCTGTAGCAGGAACGTATTATCCAATGGTAGGAATTAGACTTAAAACTACTGCATTAGATGCTATAATTATAACTACAGCGGTATCTATATTAGGATTAGGTAATGGTAAAAACTATGCATGGAGAATTGTGCAATCTGCTATAACAACAGGAGGATCTTGGGTTTCAGCAGGAGTAGATTCATCTGTAGAATATAACCTTACAGGAACGTCTGTTTCAGGAGGTAGAGTATTAGCGCAAGGATATGTAAATTCATCTAATCAAGGTTCTCCAAGTATCAATATATTAAAAGAAGCAATATTTGCTAGTCAGTTAGAAAGAAATACTTTTACAAGTACACCTCTTGAATTGGTTATTGAAATGGCTATTGATGCTACAGGAGGAACTTTAGGAGCATACGTTTCATTAGATTGGGAAGAAGTAAGTAGATAAAACATAATAAGATGAGTACAGACATTAATTTAAATAAGAACATCTACAATTCAGATGGCACTGTTAACTCAAACAGAACTGTTGACTTAGATGGAAATACTGTAAATTTTGACAACGGTAGTGTAGGTATAAATGTTACTCCTTCAGTACCATTACACGTTATGGGTACTGCTATCCCATCTACTAATGAAAATCTTGCATATTTTCAAGTTACTGATGGAGCAGGAGCTTATTTTGCAATACAAAATGGATCAACTGCAGATGGGAGTTTTCAGCCTAAAATATTTGGTAGACAAGCTTCATCATCCAATGCAACTGCTGTAACTTACGCAGGTGTAATTGATTCAACGCAAGATTCAGGAACAACACCTGTAGTTGGTTTTCAAGCTCATTTGCATACACTTGCTCCTATTGTAACAAGACCTTTATTTCAATTTAGAAACTGGGCAACCAACATAATGACTATCCTCGCTAACGGAAACGTTGGTATAGGAACAACTACTCCAACAGAGGCGTTAGAAGTTAGTGGTAAGACAAAGACTACTACTTTCCAATTAACTACAACACCTACAGCAGGATATGTCTTGACATCAGATGCTAGTGGTAATGGTACATGGGCTTCTCCTTCATCTTCATCAGGAAGATTTGGTGTTGCAGATTCAACAGGTACATATACTTATTACACTACTTTGTCAGCTGCAATAACAGCCGCAGTATCTGGTCAATGTGTAGAATTCTTTACTGACTATACAGAAACAGGAAATGTTCCAATCAACTTAAAAGATAATGTAAACATTAATGGTAATGGTCATACATACACTTGTACATATTCAGCAGGTGCAATATCATTATTTGTTAATACAGTAGGAACGCAAACCATTTCTAATTTAAACATTGTAGGTACAGGGATGAACTCTTCATCTACAGGTTTTTATATCAATTTTACCGCACAAAGAACCTATTTTAATGGTGTAGTTATTAGAATGGATAATGGTTATGGATCTTATACATTCGGAGGTGGTATTGTCGAGGGTCTTATTGTAAATGTAACAGGGACTACAAGAGGTTTGGGACTTTTAGGTGGTAAATATATTAATTGTACTGCATATAGTACAAATGGTGAAGCAATATACTGTGCTTCAGCAAATGGAACTATAGAAAACTGTAGAGGTGAATCAACAGGAAATGTTGGTATTTATGGTGGGGGTATTTACAATTCATATGGTAGAGGTTTAGGAGCAGGTATTTGGTTACAAGGTGGAGGCGGTGCATACAATTGTACAGGTGTTTCATCTTCAGGATATGGAATATATATTACAGGAGGTAGTGCAGTACATCATAATTTAACTGGAATTTCTACCGCATCATGGGGTATTAGAGTATTTGCTCCAGGAATTAAAATAAATGGATTCATGGCATATTCAACAGCAGGTTATGCTTTTGTAGGATTTGATGATACATATGCAGTTAATGGCTATGCTGAATCTACAGCAGCATCATCAGGATATGGTGGTGGACAAAATATGAATACTTATTTTCTATCTAGTTGGAACAATGCATCAGGTCATGCATTTACCATAACTGCTGCTTGTCAATTTGTAGAATGTGTAATGGAAACAACTAGTACATCTGCTAATGCAATTTATTGCGCATCCCCTGTTACTATTAAATATACAGGTTGTAAATTTAAAACATCAACAACACCAGTAAATGCAAATGTATCTCAAGGTATGATTAACACAGAAGATGCATATGGTAACGTTAAACTTTAAAATATAAACAATGGATAATCTACAACAAATAGTAGTTCAAGAAACTACAGCTCCTTACAAAAGAGCATTAGCACAATATGGTACAGGATTTATTCCTGAGACTCAAGTTGAAGTAATCTATGATGATCTATCTGCGTCAGAAAAAGTAGTATATGATGCATTCGTAGATATGATTAAAACAAAACAAGCAGCACAATAAGACATGGCAGCAACGGCAATAAATCTTGGTTACATACCTGAAAAAGGTATTAACTATACTTACATAACGGATAGCTCAGCAGACTGGGCTTCTGTACCTAACAGTACTTACTTTTATGATAAGACGGATAAATTGCCGCATTATAAAGATAGTACTGGTACTGTACTTGAAATATTTGCAGGTGCAGGCTGGAGTGAAGATGTTTTAGACTTAATGTATCTAAAATCTTCAGAGATATTTAGAGGTTTTACTTTTAATAACAACTCTACAACTGTACAAACAGATGGTGGATTAACGGCTTCAGCTAGTGCTTCTACATTAGCTCAATCAGTTGCATCTACTAATTTTGTATCAAAACAAATAAGACTTAGATACTATGCAAGTGTAGTGTCAGCGGGTAGATATACAGGATTAAGAGGATCTGCATTACTATGGTATATTCATGGTGGATTTAGATTTGTATGTGATTTTAATATTTCAGATACAGCTTATTCTGCAGGATGCCAACAGTTTTATGGATTAGCAGGTCAAACTACTGACTTAGCATATGGTACTGTATCAGGTACTTTAGTAAGTACATTGACTAATATAGTAGGTGTTGGAAGTGAAACTGGTGATACTAACCTACAAGTTTTCTACAATGATGCTACAGGTACTGCCAGTAAAATAAATTTAGGAGCTAGTTTCCCTGCTAATAGAGATGCTTCTAATGCTATGACAACTGTATATAGTGTAACATTAGTTAATGAACCTGCATCTACAAGTGTTACTTATAGAGTAGTTAATAATGAAACGGGTGCTGTTGCGAGTGGTACAATATCAACTGACCTTCCTGCAACAACGCAAGGTTTAAATTTATTTGCTAGTAGATGTATGTCTACAACGTCTGTAACTAACACAGGACAATTTGACTTAATGAAATTAGGAGTATACTCACAGCTATAATTATGGAACAGTTTATTTTAGTATCATCAATGATTGTTGAGTCTGATGGTGAAGCAAATGTATGTTTAAAGCCTGCAAGTGCTTTAATTGCAAATTATATTGCTACTTACAAAACGTTTATTGATGAAGCAACAGCAATAGCAGAAACACCTGATTTAATTATAGAAATGACACCATTATTATTTGCTCAATTTCAAGCAATGGATAATGTACCGCAATCAATTAGAGATCAATATACATTATAATTATGAAAACACTTAAAGACAGATGGAGTGCTAAGACTCCTTCATTTTGGAAGAAAGTACAACGTGTAGGAATTGTAGCTGGTGCATTGGGTGCAGCTATTATTGCAGCTCCTATAGCACTACCAGCAGCTTTAATTACAGCTAGTGGATACTTAGTAGCTGTAGGAGGAGTAACAGCGGCTTTGTCTCAACTTACAGTAGAAGACAAAAAAGAACTAGAAGATTAGGATAAGTACGTATTTTTACTTATATTATACTTATAATATTTGTAACTCATGGAATTAACAATAACTCTTTTTGCTGCAGGTACAATACTTGCACTTATTGGTTTCTTCTTAAGAACTGCATATAATAATATTACAACAGATCTTAAGGAGCTGAAAGAATCAAGCCATCATCATATTGAGGAGCAAGGTAAGCTCAAAGGAAAGATTGAGTTATTGGAACAAGAGCATAGATTGAAATATCAGCTTATCCAAGAAACAACTCAACAAGAGATTAAAACCATGGCTAGTAAAATAGGTGACCTATCTGATATGGTAGGTGAACTAGTCAAGGTTCAATTGAAAGGAAAATAGTATGTTAACTACAGCACAAGCAACAGCTAAATACGGTAAGCCAACAGAAACAGGGGCAGCGTATTTAACTACAATAATTTGTCCTTATCCATTGCGTATAGCATGGGATACTGATACTACAACAAGTAGAGTAAGATGTCATAAAGATATAGCAGATAATCTTCTTGCTGTATTCAATGATATTCTTTCTCATTATGGTTCTGCTAGAATAAAAGAACTTGGTATTGATTTATACGGAGGATGTTTTAACTACCGCAAAATGCGTGGAGGAACTTCCTGGAGTAAACATGCATGGGGTATTGCAATAGATCTTGATCCTGCTAGAAATACCCTAAAAGAAACAAAACGTACTGCACGTTTTGCTAGACCGGAATACAAGCCAATGATAGATATTTTCTACAAACATGGATTTATTTCTTTAGGACGTGAGAAGGATATGGATTATATGCACTTTGAAATAAAAGAATAGTATGAAGTTTAGAAACAGTTGGACAGTAAAAAACAAACTTTGGGATAAGTTTGCTATTAGACTTAGACTAGGTGCAATTGATTTCTTAATTATAGAAGCAGACATATCAAGAGAGTTCTATATGTTTACTCTTCTAAACTTTACAATTAAAAACCGGTAACCATGAAGAATACAAGAAAACCATATGCTATGGGTGGAGCTACAGATGCTCTATCTGTTGCACCTACAGCAAACTATTCAGGACAAACTTTTATTCAAGACATGTCTGAAGCATGGCCTGGTAGAAGAGGAGCATCTAAAAAAGCTAATAAATACAATAAAAGAAATATTAATTGCAGAGGTAATAAATGCTATAAACCAAATCGTTAACCACTCTACTAACGCTTTAACCCAACTAGTCTAACTGGTTGGGTTTTTTGCTTTTAAATATATCAAGTTTAAACTTTTATTGTATATTTGCTAAAACCAATACAGTAATTATGGAAAGTAGAGTAGAAGAGCAAGAGCTCACGCATGAAGAATTGCAAGCAAGAAAAGATGAAATGCTACAGTTCTACACAGAATCAATTCCTTATCTAGAAGCTCAGTATAAACATGAGGAACTTCTAATGAAGATTGACAAAGCTCGTTTTGAAAGAGCACAGTATCAGCTTCAGTACGCAATGATGATGAATCCCCCACAGGAGTCTGAGTCACCAGAAGAACTACATGAAGAATTGCAAAAAGAACAAAAAGAAAGAAAGCTTAAAAAATCTTAATCATGGCTTTAGTAAATCAAGTACAGAAGCGTGTGCGGATGCCTAAGTGGGAAGTAGTAAAATTTCAGATACTAACTCATTGCTATATTAACCGTATAGCAGTGAGTGAATCTGATCTTAACTGTCTTACCTTACTTAGCTTCAATCAGCCAATAGAGCTGACACACTTTTGTTATGATGCTTCAGCAGAGGAAGATTGGATCTTTAAAACACCACAGACTGTACGTAACTGTATTAACAAAGCAGAAAAGAATAAGCTTGTTATAAAGGATGCTAGTAACAAAAAAGTTATTATGCTTAATCCGGCATTACAAATACAGACTGAAGGAACAGTATTGCTTGACTATAAATTCTTAGGAAATGATACCCAAGAAGCCGCAGGAAATAATTAAGCAAATATCTGAGGAATTAGATCTCCCTCAAAGCATGGTTGATGCAATTATAACATATTACTATAAAGAGTTCAGAAAAAATTTATCAAGTTTAGAACACATCAGATTAAACTTACCAGGTTTAGGTCATTTCTTAATAAGAGCAAATGTTGTAAAAAAGTTAACTAGTAAATACAATATCCAAATGGAAAAGTACAGTACGGATACATTTACTAATTATCATAACAAAAAGAATGCTGAGCATAGATTAGAAAGACTTATACATGCAAAGGAAAAAATTGATGAGTTCAGAAAGAAGAAAAAAGAATTTAAAGATGGCAGGAAAACTGAGTGATATTTGGAAGAACCGTAAACAAATCATGGAAGGTATTAAGAACTCTGTAATCCGTGATGAGTTTGTAGAAGAAATAGCTTCTTATAGAATGGATATATGTACATCATGTATTCATAAGGATATAGAAGGTAAAGAATGTATGGTACCGGGCACGCAACCTTGCTGTGGCCAGTGTGGATGTTCTCTTGGATTTAAAACAAGATCACTCTCATCAGACTGCCCAGATGGCAGATGGTACGCAATAGTATCAGAAGAAGAAGAAGATAAACTAGATAACCTTGACTAAGATGAATGATCAATATTTAAACAATTATAATGGTACCAATACTGATACTAATATACTAGGTAATACAATTACTACTACAGAAGGTTTGTGGAGTCAGATTAATGTTAATAATACAAATCCTTGGCGTGATACAACAACAGATAGACTTGATGAACTAGAAAAACAAATAGAACTGGTTAGACTGGATAACAAGTTATTGAGATTAAAGATGCTTAGCATGGAAGGAAAGTTTACCTCAGAAGAAGTAACTAATATCCGGAAGATGCTTATGTCAAATGATGAGGCATCAAAAACATTAGCTGATTCAATTATAGAGAATGCATGAGTATAGTATTTAATGCTGCTGATCATAGCTACAAAAGCATTGAGGCAGATGACATAAAATGGATAAGTGTTACATCACTTGTTTCCAACTTCAAGAAACCATTTGATGCTAAAGCTATAGCAGCTAAAGTAACAAACTCTAAAAGATCTAAGTGGTATGGTATTGCACCTGAAAAGATTTTAGAGATATGGGATAATGAAGCAAACCGTGCTACTACCCTTGGTACTTACTACCATAATCAAAGAGAGTATGATCTATGCTCTCTTGCTTCTTTAGAAAGAGAAGGTGTAACTATTCCTATTGTACCTCCTGTAGCTGAGATAGAAGGATTAAAACAGGCACCTGCGCAAAAACTAGATCCAGGGGTATATCCTGAGCATATGGTATTTTTAAAGTCTGCAGGAATATGCGGACAGTCTGACCTTGTAGAAGTAGTTAATGATCATGTAAACATTACAGACTATAAGACTAACAAAGAGATTAAAACAGAATCATATGTAAACTGGGAAGGAATATCTGAGAAACTACTTTTTCCAGTAAACAATCTAGATGACTGTCATTTTAATCACTATGCATTACAGTTGAGTATTTATATGTATATTATACTCAAACATAATCCAAAGTTAAAACCGGGCAAGATGTTTATACATCATGTACTGTTTGAAACTGAGGGAGAAGATGAGTATGGATATCCAATTGTAAAGTATACTTCAGAAGGTGATCCTGTAGTTAAAGAAGTTATACCAATTGAAATACCATATTTAAAAGATGAGGTAATCAGCATCATTAACTGGTTACATGAAAACCGAGACCAAATAAAAAAGAAATGATAGCTAAACTATTTGATTTGCAAAATGGCATAGTTGTTCCAACAGAACACTGCTATACACTTAAATCACTAAAAGATATAATGGATAATTATCCTGAAGACTATCTTAAGATTTATTTGTACTTGTTTTACATGACCTGTCCTAACCCGGACATGAATCCATTCTTCAATGTCCCACACATGGATAAAGAGGATATAGTATTAAATGAGATAGAAGCAACTTTCTCTACAGAAGATGATGATATAGTAACTGCCCTTAGATTCTGTCAAAGAATGTATGAAACTCCTACCTCCCGCGCGTATGAGGGTATGCAGAAAGCACTAGATAGAATATCAAGATACTTGTCTACTACTCAGATTACTGACGGTAAAGATGGTAACATAGCTCAAATTAGAGCAATTGCTAAAGACTTTGATGCAATCAGACAATCTTTCAAAGGAGTATACAAAGACCTTCAGGAAGAACAACAAAGTAAAGTACGTGGAGGCCAAGGAATTGCATACGACCAATAATGGATTATAGAAAAATATATAATGATTTGATGGTAAAAGCTAAAGGTGAGTATAGAACTAAATCTTCTAATACTTACTATGAAGCACATCATATAAAACCAAAATCATTTGGTGGAGAAGGTGATTGTAGAAATACTAAACACCCAAATATTGTATTGCTCACACCTAAAGAACATTATATTGCACATTTACTATTAGTAAGTATTTATCCAGATTCACCAGCAATGCATAGAGCATTATGGAATATGTGCACTACAAAACAAAATGTAAGATATTCTCCCTCTTCCAGAACTTATTGTAGGATAAGAGTAGAGTATATAAAAAATACTATAGGTTCAAATAATCATTTTTTTGGTAAAGTTCATACTTCTGACTCTAGAAAAAAAATTGGGATTGCATCAGTTGGAAGACAAACCTTTTTAGGTAAAAAGCATAGTTTAGAAACAAAACAAAAAATTTCAGAGTTTAGAAAAGGTAAATTACTATCTGCTGATTGTAAACAAAAAATTAGTTTAAGTATTTCTGGAGGTAGACATTATAATGCAAAAAGAATAGAATGTACTAAAACTGGTAATATATTTGGATCAGGTAAGGAGTTATCTGAATATTTGAGTATTCCCTTTAGTACTGTAAGAGCATACTTAAATGGATCATTGAGAAAACCTGATTGGTTTTCTTATAAAAGAATTGACATGTAATGGAAGCATTCTGGGAAAACATACCTACTTGGGATAACGGAGTCTGGACAACTACTAGTTTTGCTACTAGAGAAGAATTAAGAACCTTCTTACTTACCATATTTAAAGAACCTGGTCAGTATAATTTCAATGAAGACTCTAATAGGATCTTTAATGAGCAGGCACAGATCTTTAAAGCAACTAAGGTATATTGTACAGCACCCTTTAGATCTAAAGACTTTATCAAGTATTGGGATGACCAAAAGACTAAGTGTAGAAATGGTGTACTAGTTAAGTCAGGAAAAGAAACTTGGTATCTTGCCCGGGAGTATTATATGTGGCTTAACTTCTTACCTATCTTCAACAAGGAGATACAAGCATTTGGATTTGCTGATATCCGTGATGCACAGTATCACATGGCTCTATATGAGCAACTAGCAGAGTTACACTATAAACATGCAGCTATACTCAAGAAACGTCAGATAGCTTCTTCTTACTACCATGCAGGTAAACTAATAAATCAGCAATGGTTTGAGGCCGGTGTTACTCTTAAGATGGGAGCATCTCTCAAGGATTACATCAATGAGAAAGGTACATGGAAATTCTTATCTGAATATGCTGCATTCTTAAATGAGCATACAGCATGGTACCGTCCTATGTCACCTGACAAAGTCATGATGTGGCAACAGAAGATTGAAGTAAGAAAAGGAGATAGAAAAGCTGAAGTAGGTCTCAAAGGTACAATACAAGGTATGTCTTTTGAAAAGGATCCTACTAATGGTGTCGGTGGGCCGGTTAAATACTTCTTTCATGAGGAAGCAGGAATTGCACCTAAGATGGACACTACCTTTGGTTATATCAAGCCGGCTCTTAAATCAGGTATGATTACTACAGGTATGTTTATAGCTGCAGGATCTGTGGGTGACTTGGATCAGTGTGAACCATTAAAAGAGATGATCCTGAACCCAGAGGCTAATGATATCTATGCAGTAGATACTAATCTTATAGATAAAGATGGTACTATTGGCATGTCAGGATTATTTATTCCTGAGCAATGGTCTATGCCACCTTATATAGATGACTATGGTAATTCACTTGTAGAAGAATCTTTAGAAGCCCTTGATAAGTATTTTGAAGAATGCAAAAAGAAGATGTCTCCAGAAGCATATCAACTTGAGGTATCTCAGCATCCAAGAAACATTGAGGAGGCATTTGCACATAGAAAGGTATCTATATTCCCTCAGCATCTAGTCAATGCTCAGTTAAGAAGAATAGAAGATAAAGATTACTCATATGAGTTCTTGGATATACGCAGAGATGCAGAAGGAAAAGTTACAGTAAAAGAAACAAGCAAACTTCCTATATCTGAGTTTCCTATATCTAAAAAAACAGAAGATAAAACAGGTACACTTGTGGTATGGGAACGTCCAGTAAAGGATCCTAGCTTTGGAATGTACTATGCTTCTATTGACCCCGTATCAGAGGGTAAGACAAATACTTCAGAATCACTATGTTCTATCTATGTAATGAAAGCTCCAGTTGAAGTAACCAAGGTTACAATGGGTGAAACTGAGACATTTATAGAACAAGATAAAATAGTAGCAGCTTGGTGTGGACGTTTTGATGACATTAAAAAGACACATGAAAGACTAGAGATGATAATAGAGTGGTATAATGCATGGACAGTAATAGAGAATAACATCTCCCTGTTTATCCAGTATATGATATCACAGAAGAAACAAAGATATCTTGTACCTAGAACACAGATACTATTCTTAAAAGATTTAGGTGCTAATGCAAATGTATTCCAGGAATACGGTTGGAAAAACACTGGTGTATTATTTAAGTCACACCTCTTAAGTTATGTTATTGAATATACAAGAGAGGAATTAGATACAGTTACAAAAGAAGATGGTACTATTGTAAGAACTACATATGGTATAGAACGCATTCCTGACCCAATGTTGCTTAAAGAAATGAAAGCATATCAAGAAGGACTCAATGTTGACCGCTTGGTAGCATTTGCAGCATTAGTAGCATTCATGCGGATTCAGCAGTCCAACAGAGGTTATATGAAGAGAATGGTAATGGATGATGCCTCTAAAAACTTGCAAAAGTCAGAAAATTTGTATAAATTAAATAACAGCCCTTTCCGTCATTTAGGAAAAGGGTCAAGAGGTGGTGGCCCAGGATTTAAAAGATCACCCTTTAAGAACTTTAAATAAAAGCTATGCAGGTATATAACGCATTACAGCTCAAAGGCGGAGCTAAAGTGAAACAAAATAGAATGGGTAGCATTACCCAACCACTTCAGTTTTTACCTAAAAATGAAAAAGATCAGGAGTGGGCAGCATGGAACTTAGACTGGTTAGAATGGAACGGTCTTAAGCAAATCCGTAAAAATGCCCGTAGACTTATGAAGAACTATAAGCTTGCAAAAGGTATTATAGATAAGTCAGATTATATTATTGAAGAGGATAATGAATACAGAGATATAGTAGAGACTTTAACAAAAGAAGATTACTCTGCACTAGAACTTAAATTCTATCCAATTATCCCAAATGTAATTAATGTTCTTGTAGCAGAATTTGCAAAGAGATCTACTAAACTTACATACCGTGCAGTAGATGAGTTCTCTTACAATGAGATGATGGAACAAAAGCGTGGTGCTATTGAAGAAGTTTTAATGGCAGATGCTCAAATGAAAATTGTTGCAGCATTAATGGAACAAGGATTAGATCCTAATTCTCCTGAAGCACAACAACAAATGGATCCGGGTCAATTAAGAACTCTTCCAGAAATTGAGGGATTCTATAAAAAAGATTATAGATCACTAGTAGAACAGTGGGCAACACACCAACATAAAGTTGATGTAGAAAGATTTAAGATGGATGAATTAGAAGAGCGCGGTTTCCGTGACTCTTTAATTACTGACCGTGAGTTCTGGCATTTCCAAATGATGGAAGATGATTACAATGTAGAACTTTGGAATCCGGTGTTATCATTCTATCATAAGTCACCAGATGCAAGATACATCTCTCAGGCTAACTGGGTAGGTAAAACAGATATGTATACTGTAGCTGATGTTATTGACAGATATGGATATCTAATGACTACAGAACAATTGGAGGCCTTAGAAGCTATCTATCCTATCAGATCTGCAGGTTATAACATTGGTGGACAACAGAATGATGGATCTTACTATGATGCTACTAAGACTCATGAGTGGAATACTAACTTACCTTCTCTTGCATACCGTCAGTATACATCTATGGTATCAGGTAATGTACTTGAGGGAGGAGACGTTATATCTCAGATACTTGCAGAAGGTGAAGATTATAATGTAGCTGGTACAGCATACTTACTTAGAGTATCTACAAGCTATTGGAAGTCTCAGCGTAAAGTTGGTCACCTAACTAAAATATCTGATAATGGTGAAGTATTTACAGAAGTTGTAACAGAAGATTATAAAATATCTGATAAAGCTCTATATGATACTAGACTGTTTAAAAATAAAACAAAGGACAATCTAATCTATGGAGAACATATTGATTGGATTTGGATTAATGAAGTATGGGGAGGTGTTAAGATTGGACCAAACATTCCATCATTCTGGGGTATGAACAACCCAGGAGGATTTACACCCATCTATCTTGGTATTGATAAAAACCATATTAGCCCGCTTAGATTCCAGTTTAAAGGTGACTCAAGTTTATATGGATGTAAACTTCCTGTAGAAGGAGCAGTATTCTCAGATAGAAATACTAAGTCAACAGCACTACTTGATTTGATGAAGCCATATCAAATTGCATACAACATAGTAAATAACCAGATAGCAGATATTCTAGTAGATGAATTAGGTACTGTTATCATGCTAGATCAAAACACACTTCCTAGACACTCATTAGGAGAAGACTGGGGTAAAGGAAATTATGCCAAAGCTTATGTAGCAATGAAGAATTTCCAGATGCTTCCTCTAGATACATCTATCACAAATACAGAGAATGCATTAAACTTCCAACACTTCCAGAAATTAGATCTGTCTCAGACAGAGCGTCTCATGTCTAGGATTCAGCTTGCCAATTACTTTAAACAACAGGCGTATGAAGTAATTGGTGTGAATCCTCAGCGTATGGGTCAGCAGTTATCACAACAAACTGCTACCGGAGTAGAACAAGCTGTGAATGCATCATATGCTCAAACTGAAGTATTCTTTATCCAGCACTGTGATTATCTAATGCCTAGAGTACATCAGATGCGTACAGATCTAGCTCAGTACTATCATTCTACTAAACCATCTTCAAGACTTACATATGTAACTACAGCAGATGAAAAAGTAAACTTCCAGATAAATGGTACTGATTTGCTAATGAGAGATCTTAATATCTTTACTACAACTACAGCAAATCACAGAGCTATATTAGAACAACTTAAATCTATGGCACTTCAGAACAATACAACTGGTGCCAGTATTTATGATCTAGGTAAAATTGTTCAGTCTGATTCTATTGCAGATGTAAACAGTGCTCTTAAAGCTTCTGAAGAAAAAGCTACTCAGATGAAGCAACAAGAAATGCAGGCTCAACAGCAAATGCAACAAGAACAACTTCAATCTCAAGCTGAACAACAAAAACTTAAACTTGATCATGATGCACTTGAAGCTGAGAAAAACAGACAGCGTGATGTTCTTGTAGCTGAGATACGTGCAGCTGGTATGGGCTCAATGGTAGATATTAATCAAAACATGCAGTCAGACTATATGGATGCTATGAAAGATATCCGTCAAGAGCAGCAATACCAAGACCAAACAAATCTTGAAAGACAGAAAGAAGTAAATAGAAATATGCTTGCCTCTGAGAAAAATAACATTGAAAGAGAGAAGATGCAAATCCAAAGAGAGATAGCAGATAAGCAGTTGCAAGTAGCAAGAGAGAACAAAAACAAATATGATAAACCAAATAATAATAAGAAGGAAAAGTAAGTTAGCTATATAGTGCCAAAAATTACTCAGCACTTTTAAATTTCTGAAGTTTATTTCCTGAAAAATTGTTATATTGAATTAAGTAACATTAAAAACCAACACAATATGGAAGACACTAAGCCAACTAGTGATCAGACCCTTGATTCTACAACGGTAGGTCAAGTAGATGTAAATTTAGATGAGATCTTTGGAACTCCAGGAGCAGAAAGTATTATGCTACCTGAAACCAAAGAAGAAGAAAAAACAAAATCAGTATTCTCTAATGAGAACCTGGTAGATGTAACGTTCATTGACAAGCCTGCTTCTGGTGAAACAGTAGCAAGCAAAGAAGAAGCTAAGCAAGAAGTTGAAGAAACAATTGCAGAGTTAAACAACTTGATTTCTCAAGAAGAGGATGCGGGTAACAAAGGAAGACCAAAAGTAGATAAGTCTGGTCTTGCTGAGTTAGCAACTAAAATGATTGAAGAAGGTACATTAGTTCCTTTTGATGATGACAAACCATTAGAAGAATATACTACTAAAGACTTCCGTGAATTATTTGAAGCAAATTTTCAAGAGAGAGAAAACAAGATTAGAGAAAATACTCCAAAAGAGTTTTTCCAAGCTTTGCCTGAAGAACTTCAATATGCAGCTAAGTATGTAGCTGATGGTGGTCAGGATCTTAAGGGTCTATTCCGTACTCTAGCTCAAGTAGAAGAAATACGTGAGTTAGATCCTACAAATGAATATGATCAAGAAGAGATTGCACGTCAGTATCTATATGCAACTAACTTTGGTACCTCAGAAGAAATTGAATCTGAGATTGATGATTGGAGAGATATAGGTAAACTAGAGCAAAAGGCAAATCAATTTAAGCCTAAGCTTGATAGAATGCAAGAAGAAATTGTTGCTAGACAATTGGCTGAACAAGAAGCTAGAAAAGAGCAACAGGAAAAAGCTGCAAAGGTGTATATGGATAACGTATATAACACACTTGTTAGTGGAGAACTTGGAGGAGTAAAACTAGATAAGAAAGTTCAAGGACTTCTTTACTCTGGTTTAGTTAATCCTAATTACCCATCTATCTCAGGAAAACCTACAAACTTACTTGGACACTTATTAGAGAAGTATCAGTTTGTAGAACCTAGACATGATTTAATTGCTGAAGCACTTTGGTTACTTGCAGATCCGGATGGATACAAGAACAAGATTAAAGATCAAGGTGGAAAACAAGCTACAGAAAAAGTAGTAAGACAATTGAAGACTGAAGAGCAAAGAAAGATTACTTCATCAACTCAAGAAGAAGATGAAGATAGACCAAGAAAAGCTTCTCAAAAAACAATACCTAGAAATCAAGGAAATATATTTAGACGATTTTAATTATAAACAAACAAACAAAAACAAACAAAAATGGCAACTCCAGTTTTAAACAATGGTATATTCCTGCGTGATACTGCGTACAACGCTACATCACATGTGGATTCTTACCACCTTAGAAACATGTTGAAGGATGCAGAACCAATGGACCTTGGTCCGGTAGATCTATGGGCTATGGCTCAGAAGGTTGAAATGCCCCTTTATCAGATGTCCTCATTTGGAGGAAAGAATGTAATCATGGTTGACAATGCTCGTGGAGAGTACAAATGGCAGACTCCGGTTTCCATTGACCTTCCATACATTGTTGAAGACATTGAGGATCCTAACACGTTCCTTGGTGTAGATGGTACTACATTCAAAATTAAACTTAACAAGCGTGAGTTTGGACATGGTGATATCATCACTTATGACAAATACAACGGTGTTGAGATGTACATCACAGATGAGGATATCCTTCCAATTGGAGATGGATTCATCTATACAGTACAACTTGTGAACAATGATAACTACAAATATCTTGATCACAAATATTTGGCTAATGGTACTAAAGTGTTCCGTAAAGGTTCTGCTAGAGGTGAGTATGGAGAGCGTTTCTCTGACATCATCACTAATGCTGGATTCCGTGAGTTCTACAACTTTGTAGGAGGAGCAGAAGCACACGTACATTATTCTATTTCTTCCCGTGCTGATTTGATGATCAAAGGTGGAATGAATGCAGATGGTACAGTTCCTGTAACTGAGATCTGGCGTACATTTGACAAGAACATTGACCCTTCTGTAAACTCTTTGGAGGATATGGTTAAGGTTATGGGTAAAGACTCAGTTAAAAAAGCATTTGATAATGGAGATCTTTCACGTACATTCTTGACTAACATGGAAGCAGCTCACCTTTCTAAAGTTGCATCTGACATTGAGACTTACTTGATGTGGGGACAAGGAGGTAGAGTACGTCAAGATGGTCCAGATGATATCAGATTGTCTGTGGGTCTTTGGAAGCAGTTGGATAACTCATTCAAAAGAGTATACAACAAAAATAACTTTACACTTGATTTGTTCCGTGGAGAGATCTACAACTTCTTCAATGGTAAGGTTGAGTTCCAAGGTCCAGATCCAAAACGTTCTCTAGTAGTTCAAACTGGTATGGGTGGTATGCGTATGGTAAATGAAGCTATCAAGCGTGAGGCTATCTCTTCAGGTTTGTTGATTCAGGCTGCTGATATCGGTGCAATCACTGGTAAAGGAATGGACTTGAACTTTGGATTTGCTTACACTTCTTATGTTATCCCATTCTTGGCTAACGTTAAGTTTGTGTTGAACCCAGCATTTGACAACGTTCATACAAATGATATTGAGAACCCAATCATTGATGGTTTCCCATTGTCTTCTTACTCATTCATTATCTTTGATATCACTGATAATACAAATGATAACATCTATCTATTGAAATTGTCTTGGGACAACCAATTGAAATGGTGGTATCAGAATGGTACTATGGACTATATGGGCCGTACTCAAGGCTTCCAGTCTTCAGGACAATTCAATGGTTACCGTGTAATGATGTCTCAAACAATGCCAGCTATCTGGGTTAAAGACCCAACTAAAGTGTTGAAAATTGTTATGAGAAACCCAATCACAGGTGGATCATTCTAATATATACACCATGTAGAAACAGGGAGGGGTTCACGCTCCTCCCTTTTTTACTATATTTAACCAACAATTAAAAACCAACAAAAAATGGAAAAAACAAATTTTACAATGGTAGAGACACGGGTGTCTAATAAAGTGTCCCCGGTTTCAGTCAAACCTTATTTTGACAATTCAGTATCAAACATGGGACTTGAAGATTATGGTCTATCTTTATTTGACGGTGTGACTCACACTGAGCAACTGGCTTGTCTAGAAAAAAACGGAGTAGTTCAGTACTTAACAGGACTAAATGAATTTGCTCCAGATATTAAATTAATGCAACCTGATGACAGGGAAGCAAAGATTAAAGAAATTAGAACTGCAGTAGCTGAGCTTGAAAAAGAACTAGCAGCAAATGTTCTTGATATTAATAGCTCAACTTTCTGGAATGAAGTTAAGTTATTACGTCCTGATAACTCAGAGTTCTGGAATAAGATTTCTATGTCATGTGGCAATGAGCCAGTATTCTTAGATCCTAAAGACCCTTTTGATAGAATTAAACTCTATGCTATTGAAGCAGGAGGTTTTTCTATTATAGCACGTAGCTATGATGAGGCTAGATCAAAAGCAGTACCACCTAAATTCTATTTGGATAAACAACAAGAAACTGCTGGTGCTAGAACTGAATACAAGAAAATGCGTAACAAAGCTCTTGCTGAGTTGCAAAAATTATTTGATAAAAACAGCACTAAGTTGTTCTACATTGCTAAGGCAGTGGATACAGCAAGTGTACAGTATAAGAAACATACTCCTAATGATGTGATCTATGACAATATGGATAGACATATCAATGGTGAAGGTACGGAAGGTAACAAAGAAAGAGCAGCTCAAGGCTTCCTTGATGCAGCAGCTTTAGACATGGAAACATTAAAAATTAAAGCAATTGTGAAAGATTCCGTATTTTTTAAGTATATTATAAGTAAGGCAGATGGATATATCTACCATGCTAAGTCAAACACTATGCTTGGAAGAAACCCATCTGACGTTGTTGAGTTCTTGAAAAACCCTCTAAATGAGGATGTTCTGAAGGATCTTAATAACAATGTTGAAAGGTTATGGAATTCTTAATTTGTATATAATGAAAACTACAGTAAAAAAAAGCAGCTCAAAAGTAGGTGGAGTTAAGGTAGGTCTTAACGGTAATCTTCCTGTACAGAAAGTACCAAGTACTAAAGGTGTTATGCCAGGACTTAATGGTAAAGTATCTGTACAAACTAACCCTGGTGGATGGGCAGGTGGTAAAGGTAATACAGCTCCTAAAACAGCTGAACCTTCTAAATAATTGTCATGCCAAAAGATGCTTGCTATAGTAAAGTAAAAGCGCAGTACGCTGTGTTCCCTTCAGCTAGGGCTTCTCAAGCTATTGCCAAATGCCGTAAAGGTAAAGGGCAAGTAAGAAAGACTGAGAAGGGTACTGAGCTTAAAAGATGGCAAGCAGAGAAATGGCAAGATACTAAATCTGGAAAACCTTGTGGAGCCGGTGGTAAAAATGAATACTGCCGGCCCACTAAAAGGGTTTCTAGTAAGACACCTAAAACAAAGTATCAATTGACACCTTCTAAACTAGCTGCTAAAAAAGCTGAAAAGTCTAGAGTAGGTATGGGTAGAAGAGTAAGTAAAGCATAAGTCATGGCAATTAAGAAAGTAACAGCTAAAAAATCTTTAGTAAAAGCTCAAGCAGGAAAAATAGTTAAAGACACAACTTTAAATAAAGTTGATAATAAGAGAATGAAATCTGATCTTGATAAAATGAGAGAGATGGATTTGATTCCTCCAGCATATAGAGAAGAATATCTTAAATTAAAAAATGGTCCTAAGCCAGCTAAAAAAGAATTAGAAAAAGCTAAGAAAGGTGGAACTGTTCCTAAAGCTCAGAGTGGACTTAGTATTGGACAAGGTCCTAATAACACTGCTGCTAAAAGTAACATAGGTCCTAAGATAGCTGCAGCTATAGGATCAGCTACTACTGCTGCCGGAGTTGCAGTAAATAAACTTAAGAAAAAAAGACAAGCTAAATTAGAAAAACTTAAAAATGAACAAACTCCTGAAAAGAAGAAAGGTGGATCTACAGGAGATAAGAAATGGATTCAAAAAGCTATAAATCCAAAGCATAAAGGATTTTGTACTCCAATGACTAAACCTACTTGTACACCTAAGAGAAAAGCATTAGCTAAAACTCTTAAGGCAATGGCAAAAAAGAAATAGTTATGAAAGCACCTAAGAAAGTTAAAGTTACTGCCGGTGGTGAAAAACACGTAGTCTATAAAAAGACAACAAAAAAAGGTGAAGGAAAGGTTGGTAATATAATGGTTAACCATCCTACCAAAGATAAAGGTCAGTGGGATACAATAGATCTTACTGCAAAGGGTAAAGCAAAAACTGTAGCTCAGGGTGTAGCAGCAACTAAGAAGTGGCATAAAGACAATCCTGATTATGAGTATAAAGGCAAAGGAATGGCAAAGAGTAGAGCACAACAAGCAGCAATAGCTATCTCAATGAAGAAAGCTGGTAAGAAACCTAAGAGTTTACCAAAAGCTCAAACAGGAGCTGCAAAAAAAAATATTAAATATGCGCCTTTAACATCTATGCCAAATCCAAACTGGAAATATGATATGGATAAAAAATTTAGTTCTCAACCAGATACCGTTAAACTTAAAACTGATAAACCACTTAAATTTGACAAACAGGGAAATATTCAATATAAAAAAGGTGGTTCTACTCCTGCATGGACACGTAAGGAAGGTAAAAATCCAGAGGGAGGTCTTAATGCTAAAGGAGTAGCTAGCTATAGAGCAGCAAATCCAGGAAGTAAGTTACAGACTGCTGTTACTACTAAACCTTCTAAGCTTAAAGCTGGAAGTAAAGATGCTAAGAGACGTAAGAGTTTCTGCGCTAGGATGTCTGGAATGCCAGGTCCTATGAAAGATGAAAAAGGAAGACCAACAAGAAAGGCTCTTTCTTTAAGAAAGTGGAATTGTTAATTTAATTATATATAAGTCATGGCAAAAATGGGATGTGCTAAGTGTGGCAAAATGATGAAAAAAGGTGGTGTTAAGAAAATGGCTGCCGGAGGTTCAACTACTAACAAGTTGAATAATGCTAAAGGATTTGCTCCTGCTCAAAAAGGTGGAGACAATGGTAAGAAAATGATATACGGTGTTCCTAATGCCGGTATGACTGGACCTAATAGAAACTCACAAACTGAGACTATGAAGAAAGGTGGAGCTAAGAAGACTACAGCTAAGAAACCACTTATGAAAAAAGGTGGTGCAATGAAACCTTTGCGTAAAGCTCAAGACGGAGATAATTTTCAAGGACCAGTTACTCAAGAAGCCACAAATAAAATAAATAAAGACTATACACGTGCTGTTGGTGTTGGTCCTAGAGTATATGATCAAACAGTAAAAGATGCTGATGATTGGAAGAATGTAAGAGAAAACTATGACAGAATACCTAAAGAAGTATTTGATGAATACAAAAAAGGTGGTTCAGTTAAAAAAACAACTAAGAAATATGCTAAAGGTGGTTCTACATTTGGAATGCTTTCAGTTAAAGCTGGAGTAGACAATAATCCTAAACCAACTGCAGCAGATAGAATTGCTGGAGCTAAAATGAGTTCTCCTAAGAAAGCTAAGTTTGGGGCATCTGTATCTGTACAGCGTTCTCCTAAAGCTGGTAAGATTAGATCTGCTTCTGCTCAAGGATATTCTGCAGTAGGTAAGAGAGAGCCAGGAAGAATTATCAAGAAAACAATTGGTAAAAAGAAATAGTCATGGCTAAGAATGATTTACCTAAAGCACAAGCTGGTGCGGCCTTTAAAGCATTGCGTAAAGGCTTTAAAACTATTGGTACTGTTTATAAAGAAGAAAAAGCTATTGCACAAGCTGAAAAAATTGCTAAGCGAGAGAAAGCTGCGGCAGAAGCTAAAAAACTTCAACGTATAGAAAAAGCAAAAGCTACACGTGAGGCTAATAAAGCTGCTAGAATTAAAGCTGCTGAAGAGGCTGCGGCAAAACCAAAGAGAGGTAGAAAGCCAAAAGCTACTCCAGCTCCTGAAACTCCTACTACAAAAAAACGTGGTAGGAAACCAAAAGTCATTACTGGTGAAAACCAAGGTTTTTCAAGTTCAGATAAAAAAGGTTTAGGTTGGTATTATGGCACTATTGGTGCTGGTACAGCAGCAACAATTCTTGCAAGCAAAGCTAAAAAAGCTAAATCTAAAAGTGCAACACCAACTGAAACAACAACTCCAACTGAAAGTACATCTCAACCAAAGGGTGTAGTTGGTAAAGTATTAAAGTCTGCAGGTAAATATAAATTTGCAAAAGGTGGATCTATGGCTTCTAAACCAGGTGCAGCTAAATATTCTAAGATGACTACTAAACAAACTAAGTCAGCAGCATCAGCAGTAAAAAGCACAGGTACTAGAAAACCAATGATGCGTCCATCTATTAAAAAAAGATAACACATGCAGAATAGTGTACTGTCCATAAAGATTAAACAACGCCTGAACAAATTAGATAAAAAGTAAAATGGGAAGAGATCTTGAACATAAGAAAAAATATCAGAAAGAGTACTATCTAAAAAATAAAGATAGGCTGCTTAAGTATAGAAAAAATTTTTATGAAGAAAATAAAGAACTTGCAATTCAAAGATCTAAAACCTGGGCAGAAAATAATAAAAGACAAAGAAAACATAATGTATTAAAATCAACATATAATATTACTATTGATGATTTTGAAAAAATGTTAGCAGATCAAGATTATAAATGTTATTGTTGTTCAGTAGAGCATAGTGAATTAAAAAATGGACTATATGTCGATCACTGTCATAACACAAACAAAGTTAGGGGACTTTTATGTTCAACTTGCAATTTAGCAATTGGTTATGCAAAAGATAGTATTGATATATTAGAAAATATGATAAAATATTTACAAAGATGTTAAATTCTGTAATAGCAATAAAAATTAAACAGCGTGTCAATAAACTTGATAGCCAGGACTATGACAACATTGAATGTTGGCAAGTAGTAGAGGCTTTTAATAAAGCTCAGGTGGAATGGGCAAGAAGACAGCTTCACGGAATTAATGTAGTTAAAGAAGGTGATGAGGAGTCAACAAGAAGAATAGATGATTTACAAGTGTTGCTTAATACTCAACCACTTTCTGTAAGTAATCAACAAGTTCTTTATAGTGGAGTTGTTCCAGATAATTATCTTCAGTGGAAGAGAGTTGATACTTATGCTCAAAAAGATTGTTGTGATAATAGAAGAATGGTTGTATATCTTGCTGAAGAAGCAAATGTCAATCAACTTCTTAGAGATGTAGCAAAGAGACCAAGTTTTGAATGGGGAGAAACATTTGCTACTCTTAAAAACAACTTGATCAACATCTACACTAATAATGATTTTGAAGTTGCGTCAGCACAACTAACTTATTATAGACAACCTGTGAAGATTCAAATTCAAGGTTGTGTAGATCCATACACCGGAGTTCAGTCTACTACAGAAGTTCAGTGTGAGTTTAAAGATGATATAATAGAAGTAATAATAGATGAAGCTGCAAGTATCCTAGCAGGAGATATTGAATCAGGAAACCAATTCTCTAGAGGAACAGAAACAGCTGAACGTAACAACTAATTCATGGAAACTTCAAGATTATTAAAAAGAAATCCTGAGCCTGCTAAAAGATTAAGTAGACCAGAAGTAACTGTAACACAACCTAAAGAAGAACCTGCAAAACCACAACCTACTCCAGATGCAGGAGTTGGCGGAAGTTCATTAGATACAATGGTAGCAGCATGTGCATCTGAACTTATGAATGCAAGAAATAGTTTTCATAAGTTACACCTTAAAGTTAAAGGTGATGGATCATATGCAGCACATATTGCACTAGGTGACTTTTATGATGGTCTACCTGGACATGCAGATACTTTAGTAGAAGGTTATCAAGGAGTAGCTGAAAAGATCATTACATTAAAAGATGTATCTTGTAGAACTCTGGATACTGTATCAGATGCCGTTGCTTACCTAAGAGATATTTATGCTATGGTAAATAAGTTACAAGGTATGTTACCATATTCTGAAATTGTAAATAATCTTGATCTTGTAAAAGATTCAATTAACTCAACAAAATATAAATTACTTTTCTTAAAATAATTTGGAAGAGTAAAAAGATTTTACTATATTATAGTATATTGTTTATTAACTAATAAAAAGAAAAATGGCTTATTTTAATCACGCTTTTCAAAAGACTTTCCTTGGAACCGCAGGTTACACAGGATTGAACAATGGACAGCTTGGAACAACTGGTAACATTTTTGCTTCTGGTGAATTTGGTTTTGTAGATCCAAAAACTTGGACTGTACAAGATCCAGGATCACTTCCAACAAACTGTTGTCCACTTATCCTTGCTTCCGGATCTGTATTGTCTAATGACAAAATTGGACCTTTCCACGGAGGGTACCTTGAGTCTAACAAATCTAAGATCATCAACCCACGTTATGTAAACAAGTTTTACCGTGTTGACCCATGTGCTCCTACTCAAGCAGTATTGAACATTGGTTCTACACCTTATACACAAGATGAAGGAACAGCGCAATGCTGCCCAGATTTCTTGTGTGGTGAAACTTACAGCTTACGTTTGGATGTTAAAGGTTCTCCAGCACTACGCTTTTTGAACCATAATGCATACTTGACTGTATCTGCATACACAGGATGTTGTCCTGCAGGAGCAATTGCTCCAACACCAGTAGACTCTACATTGGTAATGATTGATTGGGCTAATCAGATTATCAACTCTCCGTTGATTTCTCCATTCATCCTTCCAGTAGTATCTGCAGCAGATGGTACAATTTACTATGCACCAGGTACTCTAGATGTTAACGGTGATCCAGTTGCTGATACTTGGGATACTTATGTATCTCCAGGATATGTAGCAGGTGACTGTGCAGGTTTGATCCTTTACGGAGCTTATGTTGATACTAAGTTTGGTAACTGTACATTCCAAATCTCTGACTTCTATGAAAAAGAGCCAGTGCGTCTTTATGCATCTGAAGTAGATTTGAATGGTGATCCTTGTACTTTCACAGGTATCTGTGTAGTTAATGAGTGTCTTGGTACTCAAGCTATGGGTCTTGGTGAGTCTGTAGTTCGTGACTTGATTCTTTCTGAGTCTTACCGTCAGAACTTCTTCCATTCAGATTTCCGTATCCGTGAGATTACTCAAGGGTATGATATCTTGAACTCAGTTAACCGTAATGCACTTTACACACGTTACTACTTGTTGCACAGTGTTCCACGTCATAATAACCCTACAGGTACATTTGATAATGATCAGTACTTGCTTGAAGTTATTACTGATGGACCAATTGCACAATTTGAAAATGATGTTAACGATTGGGTAACTAACTGTTCACAGTGTGACGGATTTGAAGTGTTTGATTGTGTAACTGACTGTACTCCAATAGTACCAGTTGTACCACCAGCACCGGTTATTCCTTAATCTGGTAATTACTTAAACAACTATAAAGGGGAGAGAGAGTTGTGTACTCCTCTCCCTTTTTATATTTTAGCATTATGGCAAATCACGTATTAAGTCTAGAAGTACCTACAGTAATGAATTCATGTATCTTGTCTATCAATGATACAAGTATTTATGCTGATATAGTTCCTGTAACTTGTCCTATATTAAATGTAACAGTTCCTGGATTTAGTTACTCTACTCAAATTGATGTTACTGCAGGCTTTAGTGAAATACTTACAGCTTGTGATCTACAATTACAAACAACTCAGTGCGGAGAAGTATATGGTAACTTACCTGATGGTATTTATATTATTAAATACAGTGTGTCTCCAAATGATTTAGTATATGTAGAATACAATCATCTGAGAATTACACAAGCTTTAATAAGATATAACAAAGCTTTATGTGATCTTGATCTAGCTGCGTGTACACCGTCAGACAAAGTGCAAGAAAAACTAGAAAAACTTAGAATGATTAGAATGTACCTTGATGCTGCTAAAGCTAAAGTAGAGTTCTGTCATGAACCTCAAAAAGGTATGAGCTTGTATAACTATGCTATCAAGCTTTTAAATAAATTTGATTGTAAAACTTGTTAACCCATTAAAACCAACAAATATGGCAACAACATGTCCAAATTGTAAAACAAGACTATCCTGTGGATGTCAGACTAGAAAAGCTTCTAACGGTGCAGCAGTATGTACTAACTGTATTGGTAAGTTTGAAGCATCACTGAAGATTGCTAGTCAGAATGCAAAACAAACAGGTACTAGTCCTAGAACAAAATAATTATGGCATCAGAAGACACTGGTTGCAAAAGCTATTATATTTTTACACCTTGTTGTGGAGGTACTCCTATAAGGTTTTGTAAAAATACACCACCTTCATTAGTTGATGGAGCAATCTATCAGTATGATGGCCCTGACATAGTTGGCTATGGAGGACTTTTAGAAAATGGTCAATGCTATACTGTAACCAGCGTACCTCAAGCTGCTACTTATCCTTCAATCTATAATCAAGTTGTAGCTAATAACTTCATAAGAGCAACACAAGGATGTAATGATGAACTATGTCCTGAGTGTCCTAAAAAAGTACTTGTTTATTTATGCTGCGGTGGTGCACCAATAGAGTTTGCATATGATCCTGCATATCCTACAAATAATGATAGTCTTGCATATATATACTCAGGCCTTTCTTTAGTATTTGGTAGTGGTGGTGTACTTTATCCTAATGATTGTTTTAGAATTGAAATTGTAAATACTACACAAGAAATAGCAGATTCATTACCTCCAGGACCACCGGTGCTACAAGTTAGTTTAGCTGGAAAGTCTTGTGGTAATTATGAAGTGGGTATAGAGTGTAGAAATACATGTAATTATTTTTATCAGATAACTAACTGTGCAGATGAAAATGAAACGTACTGTACAACAAGTAATCTATCAGCTTATATAAATAATCTCATAGAGGATGAGGCACTATGGCCAGTAATTCAAGTTACTCAATATCCTGGTAAATGTTTCTATGTTGAACAAGTTGTTTCTTGTACAGGAGCCCTTCCAATTACACCTGTACCAAGTCTTCCAACTTATATAGGTTGTTTTGAGTGTCAACAAACGCTTACAGTTTATTATGAATTAATTAACTGTAATAACCCACAAGAAATAATTTATACAAGTACAGATCTAGAAGTATATGTTGGTCATTATATTACTCTAGCTGACTACGGAGATGATTGTTTTTATGTTACTGTAGCAGATGGATTAGTACCAAGTGATATACCAGTAACTCCAAAAGATCCATACGATACTTGTGAAGAATGTTCTTTACCAAGATATATACTTGAAGATTGTTTAGGTATTGCAGATTCTATAATTACACAAACTGATTTATCAGCTTATGTAGGTTCAGTAATTACATTAACAACATGTCCTGATATTTGCTGGACTGTATCTGAAACAGAACTTACAACACTAAGTTCAGATGTATACTTTAGTAGTGAATTTATAGATTGTCCTACATGCTTAGTAGCTACACTTTCTGTTAATTGTTCAACAGTAACAAATATATACGAGGATCAACAATCATTTCCATATTTAGATTTTAACGGTGATCCTCAAACAACAGAAACTTTACAGCCAGGAGAAACCTCACAAAAGTATTGTGTATTAGCTTGGACAAGTCAAACTCCAGGAACAATAACAAATTACGGAATTTGTGTAAATGGTGTTTGTCCTGCTGAACCAGCAAAGCCAAGAAGAAAAGTAAGACCAGGTTATGATACTCCAGCATGTACAGCTGAATACTATGAGAAAGTAGAATGCACATTCTCTGAATGGATGTACAAAGATGTATTAGAAAAGCGCTATGGTATTTCTAATTGTTGTCCTGCTGATCTTATGAGATGGGAAATTAAACATGAAATGCTTATGCTTGATGCTTTAATTAATCCTGACTATACGTGTGTTCCACCAGTTAACTGCGGATGTCCACAACCTAGTACTTGTAATTGTTCTTGTAATTCTGGAAATTAATCATTATATTATATAATATGAAGCCTTTAAATTTAGATAACTCTCCTTGCAGCCCAATATCAAGTAACTGTGTGATTTGGTCAGGCAATGATATTCCTTGTATTAAGTTATGCAAAGGAGATACTATATCTGATGTTGTATTCAAGCTTGCAACTGAGCTATGTACAATAATGGATGAGCTCAATGTTTCTAACTATGATTTAGCTTGCCTTAATCTTGGGGGATGTGATCCTAAAGATTTCCAAGCTTTGATTCAGTTATTGATTACTAAAATTTGTGAACTTGAAAACTTACCTAATCCGACTCCATCACCTGATGGTGGAGGTTGCCCGGATAATTGTATTGTTGCAGTAGCTGACTGTTTAGGTGGAGGTACTGATACTTTAACTAATTATGTTAATACAATTGCTACAAAGGTTTGTGATTTAGTAGCAAACATTACATTACTACAAGGACAGATTGATACATTGAATATTACAGTTGTTGATCTTCAAGATCAGATTAATAATATTCCTGTATATACATTACCTGATGTAACATCAACATGTCCAATTGATGGTAATACAACAGCAAGACTTGACATAATGTTTGAAGGTTTGTTGAGTGATTGGTGTGACTTTATTGCAGCTACAGGAACAGCTTCAGAGATTGCAGCATCAATAACTCCAACATGTACTCTTACAGATATTATTTCTGAACCAGGATGGATTAGTCCTATTGGTACACTAGCTGATGCAATAAATAATATTTGGGTTAGTATCTGTTATTTCTATAATAAACCTGTACCAACTACTGAGGTTACTGGATCATCAGGTATTACAGTTACTTCATCTACAGTAGGTAGTGTAACTACATATGATGTATCACTTACATCTCCATTGAGCACATTAATGCCAACTGGAGCTGTTATGCCATGGGCTGGAACATCTGGTACAGCACCGGCAGGTTGGTTGTTCTGTGATGGTACAATATATGACGGAGCAGATCCTGCCTATAATGCACTCTTTACTGTTATTGGAACAGCATATGGAGCAGCACCAGTTGGATTCTTTGCTGTACCTAACATGGCAAATAGTATTCCTGTAGGTATTGGAACAAACTCTGATGGTTATGATCTTACTACAGTAGGTAACTTTGGTGGTGATAAGGCTATTGCTTTGTCTGCTGCAGAAGTTGCACCGCATACTCACAATGTTGCAGGAACAACATCAGGAACTTTTGTAGATTTAATTACAGCATCAACAGATGGTACTACAGGAGATCCTGCAGCTGATCCAAGAACAGGAGACTATACTAGACTTAAAGTTGGAGCAGATGGTAACTTACAACAAGATGATCATGCACAACAGTTTAGTGCACACACACATACATTCTCTGCAGCAACAGATACAGGTACTGGAGTAACAGGATCTGCACATGGTAACATGCAACCATATGTTGTAATGCAATATATTATTAAACTATAAGAAATGGCTTGTACTCATACAAATATAGATTGCGGATGCAAGGATAGTTTCCTTACCAGCCCGGCACCATGTCCAACTCCAGAGGGATGTCCAGATCCTCAACCATGTTCAGAGGTATTTGATGCTCAATGTATAATTTATACTGGAGATGATATTGTATGTAATCAAACAACAGTAGTTGCACAAGACACAAATGTTGCTGATGCCTTAAATGATATAACAGATACTTTTTGTGCAGCAATTACAATAGCTGATGATATTGACTGTAATCAAGATACAGTAGTAACAGCGGGTACACTAGTCGGAGAAGCAATAGCTGATGTAGTTGATTATTTTTGTAACAATAGCGGTGGATCTGTAAGTGAAGTAGCAGCAGGAGATAATATCACTGTTACTGAAATAACTGTAGGAAATACAACCACATATACAGTTAATGCAGCATGCCCAATATGTGTAGATATTGTTAGGATTAGTCAGGACCCTGCTTATTTTCAAGCAACAGTTACTGGTGGAACAGCACCATATACATATTCTTGGTCATTTGCTGATACATTAAATAGTGATAGTACTGCCAGCATGTATGTTTTAGTACCACATCCAACTGATGCAAATAAAACATGGTATGCTGATAATCCTGTAGTATCAAGTGTATTTGATGCTTGTTCTTCTGCTAATACGGGTAGAGCAGGTTTATTAAAAGTTAAGGTAACAGATGCAAATGGTTGTTCAGCAAAAGATACTCATCTAATTCTTAAAGTAGGATGTGAATAAAGAATGTCGCAGTTTGTTGGTTTCTGTGGCTAACAAGTGGAGACCCTGGGCAAGTGAGCCTGGGGTTTTCTATTTTATGTATATTTGCTAAAGTCCATAATTTTTTGTATATTAAATAGTATAGTATGAGTAAACAACATAACTCACCAAACTTAACAGCACCAAGATTTAGACAACAGGCAGTTGATATCATGGATGCAGATTTTTATAAAGGGTTTAAAGAGAAGTACCCTAATTATAAAGAGATTAAGTTGAGTGATATAAAAAAGATTGTTAAACGCTTTAATGAAACACTTTGGGAAAATGTAATTGATAAAAGAGACGGTGTTCAGATTCCAGAAGGTATAGGATTTATTTTCATTGGAACATGCATGCCGCCAATAGTTGACAATATTGATTACGGTAAATCTCAAAAGTATGGTGTTAAAGTAACTAACAAGAACTGGGAAACAGATGGAAAGATTGCTAAAATCTTTTACTCAAGCTATGCTAACAAATATAAGTTTGCTTTTAGAGAATGTTGGAAGTTTATTCCATGTAGAAACTTTAAAAGAAAACTAGCAAAGCTATACCCAGAAAACTGGACAATGTATGTGCAGGTTGACAGAGATAGAAAAATGAAAAGCCTCTATGCTGCAACACTGTATAAAAATTATAAAAACAGTCAGCTTAAAAAGCAATTAGAAGACTATAATGAATTTGATCTATGACAACTATAGGTGAAGCAATATCAAGAGTAAGAAATAGCCTTAAAGCTGTAAAGGATGATCCTTTTCTTACAGATAGAACAATTTACTTTTCTATCATTAAATATGGTAAGACTCTACTTAAAAGAGAAGATAATCAGAATAGACTAATGAAGATTAGTTCATTGTTCACTTATCTACCATATGTAGAGTTAATTGATGTAGATAAAGTAGAAGCAAGCTGCACTGGTGTATATTCAGAATGTTATTTTAAAAGGACTAAGGAAAGACTTCCAAATTTATTTACTGGATTGTTTGGACCTATATTCCGTACAGTATCTTCTATTGATGGTACTATAAAAGTTTTTAGAACTGAGCCTGGTACATATGCAACTATGACTAGGACAACTACATTCAAGTATAACAAGAACTTTTATTTCTGGTTTCAGGATGGTTACTTGTATTTACCAAATGTAGAATGGGATGCGATTAAAGTTGAAGGAATCTTTGAAGGGGACACTGGTGACTTTCAATGTAACCCAGAAGATCAATGTGTATTAAAACAAGATCAGAACTTACCTTTTCCTGAATATTTATTTTCAGAAATTGAACAGTATGTTCTTCAAGAATTTGTAACTACTATTAAAATTCCTGAAAATGGAGCAGATGATAGTCAAAATAGTCTTAGATAATGGACTTTAATTATACACTCAAATATAAGACTGCCAATCAACTTCTAGATGAAGTTATGGTTGACTTTCAAACTTATGCTCTTGAGAACATGATTGACCCTCAGACACTTATTAAAGTTGTAAGAAGAGTTAATTATGATCTTGGCTTAAGAATCAATCAGCAGAGAGAAGCACTACTAGAAGTAGAACATGGGAAAGTAAAACTTCCTGATGATTTCTATACTTGGAACTTTGCGTTTATCTGTGCTGATTATACTTTGCATTCTGGTTATGATATTGGTGGAACTAATATACAAGAAGTACCATATAGAGAAGTACCTAGTACTGTAGATCAGTGTGCACCACTAACAGTTAACTGTTCAGTATGTAATGCTAATCCATGTAATCACACTGCAGCATGTGGAGTAAATACATTACCTGGTAATTACATTCCTGATGCATATGATCCTAACAATCCTTATGGTGACACATGCATACGCCCGCGTGTATTCATGAACTGTAAAGGAGAAAAGTATGAGATTATACAAATTATGCCTAGTGGGCAGACTAGACAATATACTACTTTGCTTCCATTAAGAATGAAGCCTAGTCAAAATATAGAATGTGAATGTCCTAACTTATACTTTAATACACCTAACCAAGGATGGATTAAAGATGGATATCTATATACTACACTTAATACTTGTAAAGTCTATCTTAACTACCAAGGAGAGTTAGAAGATGATAATGGTAACTTACTAGTACCGGATCATGCATTACTTAATGAGTATTATGAGTACGCTCTAAAACAAAGAATTCTTGAGAACCTTTACATGAATGGTGAAGAGGTATCAAACAGAATACAACTTATAGAAGGAAGATACCGTACTGCAAGAAATCAAGCTTTGAGTTTAGTTAATACACCAAACTTTGAAGAGATGAAGAAACTCTGGTGGGCTAACCGCAGAGCACAGTATGGAAAATATTATGATATGTTTAAGTCATATCCTATTGATCCAACTTACTTTAATTACTATACAGGAACAAGAGTAATCTAAGATGGCAAAAAAGAGAACTACAGATATTGATACAACAGAAACTAATAGTTTTGTAAAAGGTCTCAATAAAGACTCGGATAGCTCTTTTATCCAAGATGGTATGTGGACACATGCCCGTAATGTTGTAAACAATACGGTAGAAGGTAACTTAGGAACACTATCCGGTGAACCAGCTAATTACTTGTGTGCTACTGCAGGATTAACACTACCGGGTCTAAGAAAAACTATAATAGGTGCAATACACTTATATTCAGATAAGTGGATAATCTTTACTGTGTCTTATGGACCTTTCAGTTCTAACTCACTTAATTCTGAAATAGGATTATTTGAAGAAGACATTTGTAAGTATAGAATAATTGTACAGGATTCTTGTTTAAACTTTAGTGAGCTTAAACTTATCTACGGTGCTGCAAGAGAAAGAGAAGATTGTTCTTGGAGTGTATATTGGAATGATGGTTTAAATCCTGATAGAGTACTTAACGTAGGAGACCCTAAGACATGGCCTGCAGATGATTATATATGGATAGGTAATAATACCTATTCAAATGGAGCATCTTCTATACAATGGCCAGGAGTATCTTGGGATCAAGAATGTAAAGATGAAAACGGTCAAGTGTTACCTGGCCCTACAGGATACACACCTTATGGATGTATTACTTGTACTGATCTTACTACACTAGATTGTGATAAGATTAGACTTGCGCGTTTAATGAAGACTCCGTGTTTAAATGTACGTGCAGGTAAATCAGGAGGAACACTAAGGAATGGTTCTTACTTTGCTGTAATAGCATATAGTATTTATGGTGAAAAAGTAACTGACTGGTTTTCTCCAAGTAATGTTCAACCTCTTTGGTATGAGGATGACTTACAAGGAGCGCTAGAGATTAATGTTGATGTAGATTCAGAAAGCTTTGATGAGTTTATTCTTGTTATTGTGCAGACTATAAATCAAGGTACTGTAGCAAAACAAGTTGGTACATATTCAACAAAGACACAGACTATTTATATTGATCAACTTAAAGAAGATTTAGTTAGTGTTCCAGTTGAACAGTTACCAATTCAAACTCCGGTTTATGAAAAGTCTGATCAGATTGTAGAAGTAAATAACTATCTACTAAGAGTTGGACCTACAGGTAAGTTTGATTTTAACTATCAACCATTAGCAAACCTTATTAAAACAAAATGGGTGTCTGTTGAATATCCGGCAGATTATTATGTTAAAGGAGGTTACAAACCAAGTTACTTAAGAGATGAAGTATATGCTTTCTTTATACGTTGGATATATGATACAGGAGATAAATCTTCTGCTTACCATATTCCAGGAAGAAAAGCAGGACTTTATAATGGTGTATTAGAAACAGCATCTGTTGTAAGCAATCCTACATATCAACCTAATGTTTTATTTACTGATCCTACAGAACCTGAAAGATTGTTTGAAGTTGCAAATACAGCAACATTTACTGCAGCATCAGAAACATTACCGGATGGCGGTGTTGTTATTGCAAGAGGGAATATGGGTTATTGGGAATCTTCTGAAAAGTATCCTGATAATAATGCTGTAGTATGGAATGCTTCATATCATTGTTGGACTGGTAGAGAGAATCAACCTGACCCAGCATATGATCTTTGTGGAGAACAGATAAGACATCATAAGTTTCCAGATAACATTACTCAAGGCTCAAGCTTAACAAATCACTTTGCTCAAGGTGGTAATACTATAAGAATACTAGGTGTAGAGTTTGAAAATATTATTTGTCCAAAAGACAATGAGGGAAATGATATTAAGGGTATTGTAGGTTATGAAATACTAAGAGGATCTAGAGAAGGTAACAGATCAGTAATTGCTAAAGGTATGCTTAATAACATGCGTTATTATGAAACCAAAGGTACAAGTAACCCTACAACAAGAAGAAAAGGTTTATACCCTAATCATCCATTTAATACAATCAAACCAGTTGGTCCAGTAAATACTGGTACACAGGCTAATGATCCATATATAAGAGTAATTGATGATGCCGGTGATAGAATAGATGTGGATGTTACAGATATTCCAAAAAACATCACCTCATTCCATTCCCCTGATACAAACTTTAGAACTCCGTTTTTATCCGGTGTTGAGTTAAAACTATATGGTAATCTTAACGGGATAAGTCAACAAACATTTACTTATCCAAACGAGCATCCTAAAAATAAGTTACTTTCTGATGCTGCATTATTTCCAATGATACTTGTAGGACTTGCTGAAGCAATTACAAGTTTAATGGGTAAGAAAACTACAACATCAGCTGGAGCAGAGTATCATAAAGTATGGGGTATTAATCAAGTTTGGGTAAACGGTGGTACAACAATTAATAGTGCTAATCAGGCATATTCTGCAAATATATCTGGACAAAATAGTTATGATTTAGCAAATAGCATTGGACCAACGTCATTTGATAAAAAACTATATGGTGCATTAAATGGATATTTTTTACAGGGCCCTGGAACATTTGTCACTGGTAATAATGCCGTTGTAGATAGTGTACTTGGTGGTACAAAACTCAAAGATATTTATTTAGACTTTTTAGATAAAGGTAATGTATTTAAAGCACCTACATTAACCACAGAACTTAAAGTAGGAGGACTTGCTGGATTAGCAGCATCAGTTGCACAACTAGCATATTTCTTTTCAGAAGGTGCAGATTTAGCACTGAGAGTTATATATGCTATTCTCCCAGATAGACAGTATGCAATTCAAATGCAGGCACATGGTTTCTATTCTGGTTTTAATCCAACAGCAACGGGTACTTTTTATAGGTTTAGAATTGAAGACTCCTTTTATATAAAGGATAATATTCAAGACATGAAACCTTATATAAACTCATCTACCGGTACTAATGAGTTATATAGAATAAATAACTTAAAAAGACAAACCACAGTTGTATTAAGAACTAAATCAGGCCCATCAACAAATCAAGATACGGGACCTTATTTTATTAATACAGATAACTCATTGGTTACAATGGGTACTGCTAATGGTGAGATACTAACATCAGGTGGTACATCAATTTCAAGTAATATATTTAATACTGACGGTGGCTCATTTAGTTTTAATGCAACTATTGCAAGTCACTATGGTGCACTTAAGCTACGTATAAGAAATCAGTATGGTCAGCTTGAAAGTGTTAAACAGATTCCGATTACTCCATGTGAACAAAAGTTATCTGAGTCAAGTGTTGTTGTAAGAAATGCTGTAGCTTTTTGTGCACAAACAAGTTGTGAAGGTGTTACAAGACAAGTACCAATAAGTCATAAAGTAGTAACAAAAACTCCTGTACTATTTAATGGTGATACATACATTAACCGCTACACAGAAAAGAATAACATGTTCTTCTTCTATGATTGGTTATATGGACAACCAAATGGATATGAGTATAATTACTTCTTGCGTCAAATGATACCTGAACCAAGATTTGGTATGAATACAATTAGGTATGAGGCAAGAGATCTTTTTGATTGGAACTTATTTACTGGACCAGTACCAACTACATTAACAGGGCCTAAACCATCAGATAGATATAGACTAGATAACATTAACTATGATTATAGCAATGATACTGTTTCTAACTATCCAGGAGCCCTTGGTGTAAAACAGTCATATATGTATGTATCTACATCTGCTATACGTGATTTCTTTGTTGAATCAGATGTTATAGTAGATTATAGAGAAGCAGGTCCTGAGCAGTATCAGAAGTTCTATAACCCATATGCGTTTACAGATTTAGCTACTCTCTTTGATATGAATCCAACAAATATCACCAGAGGCAACTATTATGCATATGATTATTCATTAAGTATATCAAAACTTTATACACAGTATTTTTCACAGGGCAACCTTCAGTCAAAATACTATGACCCATATGTAGCTAGTTTGTGTTACACATACAGACCTGATAGAGTCATATACTCTTTACCTCAAGGATTTGAATCAGCAAAAGATTCTTGGTTTATCTATTTAGCTAATAACTATAAAGAATTTAAAGATCAGATCTCTGGAGTTAAGAACTTTGCTAGAACGGGTATATTTATTACGTTTAAAAATTCAAGTCCTGTAGTATTCCAGGGTGTTGATCAATTGCAAACTGAAGGAGGTGTTAAAGTTACTCTAGGTGATGGAGGATTATTTAATCAAACACCACAGAGTATCTCACTTGCAGATGCCCCATATGAGTATGGTTCTTGTCAGAATAAGAATTCTGTTATAGCTACTCCTGACGGTATGTACTACATGTCACAGAATCAAGGGAAGATATTTAAGTTTGGACAGTCACTAGAAGAGATATCACAACTTGGTCTTAAGTGGTGGTTTGTATTATACTTACCATATAAGCTTACAGAAGACTTCCCAGATTATCCATATCAAGATAATCCAGTAGCAGGTATTGGTTGTCAGTCTATTTATAATAACAGAGATGGTATTGTATACTTCTGTAAAAAAGACTACAAACTAAAACCAGAATATGCAGGGCGCACTGTGTATGATGTATGTAGTAATAACTTTGTTGTAGATGGTTTATCAAAATATAAACTTGGTAATCCATTAATATTCCATGATGCTTCTTGGACAGTAAGTTATGATCCTAAGTCTAAATTCTTTGTATCATTCCATGACTGGCATCCTAATTTATTATTACCAAGTAAAAATACTTTTCTGAGTGTAAAGAGTAATTCACTATGGGTACATAATGATATATGCACACAGTTTTGTAATTTTTATGGTGAGCCTGCTGTAATGGAGATTGAACTTCCTATAACTACAGGACAGTCAGTAACTACATTAAGAAGTGTAGAATATATTCTAGAAGCATACAGACGTTATGATTGTGTAGACCAGTTCCATATACTTGATCAGAACTTTGATCATGCATTTATATACAACTCAGAACAAGTTTCAGGTCACATGCATTTGAATCTTTTCCCTAAGAATAATATTACCTTAGCAGAACAATATCCAATCATTAATCTAAACTCAATTGATATCTTGTATTCTAAAGAAGAAAACAAATATAGATTTAATCAATTCTGGGACATTACTAAAGACCGTGGAGAGTTTCCTATTGGATCTAACTATCCTCCAACAGGTCCTGTAATTCCAGGAACAACAATACTGCAAGGACCAAAAGCTGACCCAAGAATATGGATAACAGAACCAAATG